TGTCTGGAACTTGGTTGAGCCATTATTCACCTCTAAGTTGAAATACCTGTTCTAACTAATACGTTTCCTTCAATTAACTTGAAGAAAGTAGAACCAGAACTCACATTTACATCATATAGATATCTACCTTCTGCTAAACTTCTAGTTTCAGTTGATCCCATAGACAGAGTGACCTTTCCATCTGTGGTTCCAAGTGTTACACCAAAAGTATTTGCAGTTCCTATAGCAGACTTTTTCATATTGCTTCGTCCAGTATAGTTAGTAAAATTTATACTTGAACCAGCAGAAGTCTGGATAGTAAATTCAGTGCTAAAATCTGCACCAGAAAATATGGTTAGATTTACACCGAATGGAACGGCAACGTCTGGATCGAATGTGATTACCTTTTTTGCCATCTTTTTAATTATTTAGTTTCTGAACAAGAGTAGATAGAAGATCTTTGATATCTCCTAACTCACTCTTTACATTATCAAGATCATCTTTCATTTGATCTAATTCACTACTTTTCTTTTCAGCATTTTTCTTACGTTGCATATATGCAAGATATGCTTTTTTATCTCGATTAACAATAGCTGTTGACTGTGAATCTCGAAAGAGTCCATTTTGACCCTCAACTGGAGTGTAATCTTTCATTATGCAACTGCAATGGCTCTAAGTTCTTTAATAAATGGTGGTTTTGCTTGATCAGTTCCAACCATATCAATTTTAATTTGGAACTTAGTAAATGGTGGCAACTCTCTTGAAGTGAAACTATAATCTTTAAATTCAGATCCAACTGAAGGAGTTATTTCATCATCAGGTCTTCCACTATTATTAGAAATGTTAATTACTTTACCGTTTTGATCAATGTTATCAAAGCCTGGGAATAATTCAAAATCTCTTGTCATACTATCTTCAGTTGATCCCTCAGAAATAGTCTTAAAGAATACACGAATATCAGAACCAACTCTTCGATACGCAGCAAACTCAACTGTGATATCTGTTGCTGGATTATCTAATTGAATTAAATTAGAAACATATGTTGATGAACATGGATCTTGACCAGTTTCATTAACACGACGATCAGTTGCAAAGTTTGATACTGGATTATTAATACGGTTTGTTGTTAAAACTGTGCTAACTCTATCTAAATCTACAACAGGTGAAACATTTGGATTATCACTTGACATTAAAACTTCAAATGTTAATGATTTATTTCCTGGCAAATCAGATAATTGTCTATCCTCATTAACTTTAGAAGCAACCATTCTTGGTGTTTCAAAGTGAGTTTGATTATTAAGTGCAACAGGTTCAAATCCCTGATCTACAAATGATGATTCATCTCCACCTATACTGGTAGCAGATATTGTTCTCACACGACCACCAATTGATGTTCCAGGCGGAGTCATGGTGGTTACATTAGGTGTGATAGTTTCAAATTGGACATTTTGTGTTGCAATTACAGAACTACCACCACCACGTTTTGTAGCTGAGAAGAAACGATCTGGTAGTGTTCCACCACTTCTATCCTCACCATCATTATTCATATCCACTTTGATATGATAAAAATCTAAATCTTTATCATTTGGAACGGATGCGCTAGGACTGTTCATATCATGAGTTTTATTAATTCTTCTAAGAGAAACTCCAGAAAATTCATATTTAAATATTTCTGTTCCAGATGAGTGAGATTCTGGAATAGAATTATCTATACCTCTAGTTGTAATACCAGTGATAGATCCATTTGCAACTCCACTATATGAGAAAATTTCATCACCAATTCTTGCATATCCAAGATTTGTTGTACCAACTCCGACACCTTCAAAGGTAGCAAAGTTTGATGAAGACACAACAGATACATCGGATAATGAAGAAATATCAAAATCTTCAGTCAATTTAGTTGATGGAACATCTGATCTAACTCTTTCTATTTTTACTAGATTGTTAAATGCATGTAATCCATGAGCACGATGATTAACTTTAAAGTGTAATCCATCATTAGTAGAGTCAACATCAAAGGAACTAATTGTTACAGCACTTCCAACGTTACCCTCCACAGTTGTTCCAATACCAGTTGTTCCATCCAATCCAAGAATTTGTGAACCATTATTGAATCCGATTGTTCCAATACCAGTATTGAATGATCCTTGAATATTATCAATAATTAAACTATTTGTTGCAGTAATTAATCCAACAGATAGAACAGCACCACTTCCATTTCCAAGACCAAGTGTTCCAATTCCTAAAGTGTCACCAACTGCATAGTTTTTACCACCATTTGTGAATGTGACAACACCAATCTGTCCATTGTTAACAGTTACGTTTCCAATTATTCCACTTCCCTCACCAGTTTCAGTTACCATTGGAATATCTGAATATGTTAGAACTCCGTTAGATGGAGTATATCCAGCGCCAGGATTTATAATAGTAACATCATTTGATCCGTTAATTGTTGCAATACCAGCAGTGTTGATAAGAGTTGCAGATGCATTTAAATTACCAAATTGACTGATTGTAACGCCAGGTACAAGTCCAGCAGTTGCAGGGATCACAGTTCCTAATCCTACAATTGCTTTTCTTGATAAGGTAACGATTGGGTTTGGTGCTAATCTTGGAATTTCTGGATTACCTTCACCTGATAATGTTGAATTGAAAAATCTACCTACAGATGGTTCTGTATTAAATACAGCTCTTCTGATTGTAAACTTCATATCCTCATACTGACTTGGATCCCAAGTAGTACCGTTCTGGGATTTAAATAGAGATCCTAAGTATGGTTGTTGACTGATTAAAACTTGTTGTTCATCTGGTAAGTTTGCAGTTGATATGTCAACTTCTCCCATTCTTGATATCCAACAGTTGTAATTTTCTGCTGGTGTTACAAGAACTAAAGCATATTCCTGTTCTCCTGTTAGATAGATTGGAGATTCAAAAGTAAATGTGGTTGGAATCGATGCATCCTCAGATACATTAACTTCACTTGGATCTTTAACAACAACACTAAATGGTAAGATCTTAGATGTTGGTAATCCAGTTTCAACTGTTCTAACTTGTAGAGTCAATGGTAATTCTTCGTCTTTAGTTTGCATAAAGACATCAACCGATGTAATGAATATACCAGTGGTTTCGTCTACACGGAAAGTTTGTGCAAGAGGGTCATAATACTGAATACCAGTAACTTCTGCAACTTGTCCAGCAGGGCCTTCAACTTTTCTTGTAATTCTATCATTTAAAACTCTTTGTTCTTCTGTTGATAATCTTTCAATTTGAGGAGTTTTAATACTTAAGACTTGTTCTTGAACGGTATCTAATTCACCTAATGATTTAAAGTTTGCTTCAGCAGATCCAGTTACAGTACCAGTGACTGTAGAGTTTGTTGGACTTGTAGTTAATCTTAAAGTTTTTGTTCCAGTTTCAAATCTTGGATTTGATGCATCATTTGGATTTGGTATTTTAAAACAACATTTTAAATGTCCAAGAGTATCGGATATAAGTCTTACGTCACTTACAACTGCCTGAGCACCACTGACTGTTCCTTTTAATGTCATATTCTTTGATGCAAATCCAAAGAATTGACCCTGCACTTGAGTTGCAAGACTAAATGTATCTACGTTTAAAATTGTAGATGAGGTTGAATATACAGTTGAAATACCAGCTGCATTATCATATGGATTTAATGTAAGAACTTTTGTTGGTGCATCATATGGGCCTTCTTTGTGATTTGGTGCTGCAACTCTAAAATCAAAATGTGCTCGAGATGGTATATGATGAGCACGAATTCTTTCACCAACTTGAAATACACCGCTCTTCATTGTAATTTCAAGTAGTTTTGGTGTAACAAATCTTGTTACATCAACATTATCAAAGTAAACATAGAAACGAGTTCTAGGTTTCATACGAGTCGCTGTAATCTCAATATTTCTTTCTCTCATGAAAGGAATAATATCACGACTTAAAGTTCTATCTCCAAGTGATTGTTCAGTAATTTTTGGAGTTACTTTATATTGAATACCCTCTCTTGATTGTTCTGTTGTTTTTACAACGTCCTCATAAACTGTACCTATTTTTAAAGTCGCATTAGTAATTTTACCAGCACCTTTTGGAACCCATTTTCCGTTCAACTTCTTCACCATTCTGTAGTTGGCAATATGTTTAACATTAAGTTTTGTGCCTGGCGGTAGATCTTTTGGATCCACAATATCCATCTGTTTATCTGTTCCTCTAACCCAAGTTCCTTCTTGTTCTTCAGATGTCCAGTTTGTTTCCCATGCACCCCAATTTACTTCACTAAATCCAGTTTGTTCATCGATACCTAACATTGCAACTGTATTATCAAACTGAGAGGTGTCTTCAGTGACATTTGCATCAACACGTTTTGTATCCATCCAGATATCAGAATCTGGATTAATATGCATGTCACCAGAATAATAAACAATTAAGAATGGGTTTACATTCTCAACTCTTGAAGCATAAATTTGCTTCAACATTTCTGTTTCTGTATAATCTAAAGTTAAAAGTCTTCCAGTTTTTTTAATATTTTCTCCATCAACATCATCTACATGGTTAATATCTAAAGTTGGATTTGCAGTGGTTCCTATACCAACAAAAGATCTAGATCCAACAATTAGATCAAGACATGTGGTGTAGTGTCCTGGCCTTAGATAACCATTTTTTGCATCAATACTTGCAGAAAAATCTGGGTGTGATATCTGATGAGCTGCATGTTTTTTAAAGTTATCAACAAAGAAACCAGATTTAAAACGATTTAATCCGTTTGCATCAGTGATTGTTAAATTTGCAGTATCCTGTTCAAGTAAAGATAATCGAGTATAATATTCAACACTATCAAGTCTTTTCTCTAGTCTTCCAATATCCGACATCGTAAATCGTTTATGATTTGTACGGATAGTTTTGACATCATTAATATTTTCAACAAAAGGAGGCATTGAAATTTTGGCAACCTCTATCGCATCACCAATAGATTGTGGTTCTTTTGGATCGTCTGAAGGAACACCTTGAAGATAAACAAAATCACCAGTCTTATTTAAAAATAATCTATCTTTTCTTCCTTGATAATAATTATAAGTTACAACTAATGTTTCATCTGGAACTAAAGGATCTGGAACATTAGTTCCTGTTGAAAATGTTCTTGATGCAAAATCAAATGGAGATAATGTTGATGAAGTATTATAAGGAGCAACTCTTGGTCTGATGTCAATAAGATCACTTAACGATTCACCATAATTACGATCTATTGGAATTAATTCTTTAGAATCTGAGGGATAACTTGAAGCATTGAAGAAATCACCAGTATCATCAGATGTTATAAAGAAGTTTTTAAATACTACCTTAAGTCGATTTGTTGGTGCTTCAAAACCTTTCTTTCTTTCAATGAATGAAAAATCATAATAAGTTGGTTTAATATTTGAATTTAAAAGATACTGATTAGTAATATTACGATCACCAAGAGTTGATGCAGTTATTAATGCAGTAATACCTGATTTTTCAGTTTTAATTACTTCATTAGCATCAAAAAGATTTTCATTTAATAAAACAATTCCGATTGTTGTTGCAGACGGTTTTTCAGCAATAAGTGCAACAGCATTATTAGTTAATCCTGTAATTTTTTCACCAATAATTAAATCTGAACTATTTCCACTAGGGCCAGAAAAAGCTGTTAGAGTCAATGATGGTAAATCAGCATCACCGTTATCATTTGATTCAATTACGGCTAATAATTGACAAGCATCAGGAACATTTAATGAAATTTTACGATCTTGTACTCTAGTTCCAAATACTCTATTAGGAGTTAATCCATCATTTAAACTATTAGTGCTAATACCAGATGCAGATAATGATGAACCAGTAATATTAATTACATTTGCTGAGTTTAATTTTTTAATTTTATTTTTAACTTTACTTTTTAGAACTGTTGCAAATAAATTTGCCTTTCCTGAGACACTACTTAATCCAACGAAGGATACTGTTTTCTTATCTGCAGCAATTGATACCTGACTCTCTTTTAAAGGTTCAATCGATCCATCATTATAGGATATAAAATATCTTTCCTCATCAAATGGTTGAAAGAATAAATCTGCACCAGCAGTGGGTGATGTAAAACCATTGTTAGCTACTGAGATATCACTAAATTGTTTTCTGAGTTGAACTGTGGTTGTTGTTACATCTAAACTCTCAATATTGTTATGTCTAACAGGTGTTAAAAGACTGTTTTGATCTAGATCAAAAGTTGTTTTACGAAGTAAAATGTCATTTACATCAACGCCTGAAGTTGAGTTAACGACACCACCATCTGCAACACCAGCAACTGATGTAATACCAGCAACGTTTATTGATGTTCCGTCAGTTGAAACTCCAGTGATACGATTAAATCTTGGAATAGTTTCACCAGGCACACTATAACTAACAATATTATTAGCAGTTATAAGTCCAACAAAATTTTGTCCAGATGATGTAATGATTCCAGTGTTTCCAGTAATATTACTTAATCTTAGATTACCAGAAATTAAATTAGTAAGTTTTGTTCCATCATCAAGTAAAACATCTGCTTCAAACGTTGATACACCGACAGCGCTCTTTATTGATTTAACATCATTAAATCCAAAAGAATCAACTTTAGTTACAATTCTACCATCTTGAACACCATTAATTAATATTGATTCATCTTTTACAAACTTACCAGTTACATCAATTAAACTTAAATCTGTTACATTAGTTCCAGTTGATCTAACAAATCCTGTTGCACCACTTCTCGCACCTTGTATATGATCTGATGCGTTTACTGAAGTGATTGCTGTTGCAACTTTTACATTTGTAAATGTTTTAATGTCAAATAAACGAGTTTCAAATTGAGTTGTTTCGTTTACAAAACTCGCAGACTGTGCTTTAAAATCATATAATCTTGCAAGTCCAATTTCAGATCCACTATTTCCTCTTCTTCTATCAATTAAAGATACGGTTGCAGTCGTTCCAATTCCTAAACTTGGAGATCCAAATACATTGTTTACAAATAGTGGATCACCAGTTGTGTAACTTACAGCTTCCTGTTCAACTGCTTTAGTTGTTCTTGGTTTAGGAACATCAATAAAACTAGTTGCAATTTTTTCAATCGAATATCCCTTTACATAAGCTTTTCCAGGCGACACTTGCATCACCATTAAATCTTTTGATGGTGTGTTACCTTCAGTTGTTTTTTGTTCTGGACTGTAAATTCCTTTATTTCCAATTGAATCATTTAATGATTCTTTTACAAAAAGTTCAAATGGTTTTACATAATAATCTCCTGACTCATCATAAGTTCTTCTAGCTAATCTATCATTAAGAAGATTATATTGGGTATCTTTTACAAACGTTTGTAATTCACCAGCTTGAACACGAGCAATTTCGATAAAGTTTTGATCGTTAGTATCATCTAAATTTTTCTTTGTAAGACTAATTTGAATTTTAAGTCTATCTGCGCCAGGTGCAGCAAAGTTTGTAAATCCTGATGCATTATCATTTAATGATGTGTCTTCATCAGCAGTAACAAAATCTTCTTGAACATTAAATCCAATACGATATGATGGTTTGTCTCCATATTGATCTAATACTAATGTCTCACTTTGAACTTGTGCAAAAGTTCCGCGAATAAAATATACACCCTCTCCGATTGACATCGCAGATCCAGTCTCAGTTGCACCAAATGCTAAAGTATTTGCAAAAGGTTCATTCGCAGCAATGACAGTTGATCCATAAACAATATCTTTATTTGCAGATAAACTTTCTCCATCATCAAATTTTTCTGTAGTAAAATCATCACCAGATTTTTCATATTTAATGTAAAGAGTTATATTTCCTCTATCAGAATCTTCTTTTGATATTATTTTTTTAATTGTTGCAGTTACACCTGATCTTGCACCTGTGATTCTTAATCCAACTAATTGGTCTAGGTATAAGGAAACTGATATACCTAAAAATCCGTCTTCAATTTGAACACATGTAAAATTATTATCATAACTTAGGTTGCCTGGAATTACCTTTGAACCCTCTTTGAAAAAATGAGTACCAAATTGTTCAATCTGATTTTGTAAAATCGATTGTAATGTGCTCAGTTCTCTCGCTTGAACTGGAGAGCCTGGTTTAAAAAGAACTTTATAAAAGTTTTTATTTTTATCAAAATCGTCAAAATATGGCGATACGTTAAGATTAGTTTCCTGTGGCATGATTCTTTAAAATTCCAGTACGATCTTGATGTCTTCTTTCTGTTGAGAACTACGAGTTACAGCAGCTCTATTATCAACGTAAATGATATCACCACTATATTTTTCAACTTCTGGGTTGGCGACACCTTTCACAAAACTCATTCCTAAATTAAAAGTCCTACTATTTATTGAGGTAGAGAGACCAGGCGATAGAGAAGTTCCAAAATTAGTATCTATATTTAGATTACTTGTTCCACCAAATATAGTTGTTCCAGCACCTGTAGCTGGATCAGCGGTAAATCTGAATAGTTCAAATCCATATGTTGGTGCAGAACCATCAGTTGATATTGCAAGTCTACGATCTTGCCAGTATTTAAGAACTCCTGTTGTAGCATCATAATTAATTACGCGACCAACAGCAGTTGAACCAATACCAACTTCCTGAGTCACTTCAGAGTCAGCTGTAAACGTTGTGGTTGTTGATCCAGCACCAGTAAGTTTCAAAGCATAAACAGCACTTGCTTTAGAAAGTGTAAGTTTATTTTCTGATCCGAATGCAAGAGGATCTCTACAAAGTCCTACACGAGCAAATTGATTTCCTACTATAAAGTCTGGATTTGATGTATCGTTTTCTAAACGAGAGTATATTAAAACGCGATTTGCACCAAGTTCTCGATATACGTCTGCACCATGTCCATCTTGAGGTGGAATGATTACATTAAATGCAGCATCAGTTGATCCTGATGGATTTGTTAATCCAACATCATTCAATCCAACTGAACCAAAAGTATAATTAGAACCACCATTAGTAATTTCAACTGAATCTATTTTACCAGCAGCATTTACAACCACTGAACACCTACCACCACTTCCATCACCTTTGATAGGAACATTATTGTAAGTTGCAGCAGTTCCATAACCAACACCACGATTTGTGATGGTTACAATCTTCAATTGACCACTGGTTGATGCATTATTTCTTACTGCAGCAACATCATTATTGGTGCTCCAATTTTGAGGTAGAGGTATAAAACTTGTTGAGTCAAATTTAATAATACTATTTGGATCAATTGTAAATAGATATTTCCAAATATATCCGTCTCCAGATGCACCAGCAGATCTTGGTTCTAAATCTGTGAATAGTGGTTCATCAAGAGATGGTCTTCCAGATGTGTTCTCTGGATTTGTTCCATTCTGTAGACAAACATAAACACGGAAGTTTTGATTCATCACATAATAATTTGTGTCATACAAATTAGTTGAACTAGTTTGTGGTGACAAATTGGATCGAGAATAATCATCTCGATACATTTCATATGTTGTACCAGACGCCCAAGTTATCTTTCTAACGACCCTTGATATATCATCTGAATTCAACTTTTTAAGAGCGACCATTGTATCCCAATAGTCTCTCTCTTCACTGAAAGAATCTTTTGGAGCTGGTGGATTTTCACTCCAATCAGATTGAAAATCTTCTGGGTTAGGTAAACCAATCCACGCATAATAACTGTTCGTAGTCGAAGCTATACCAGCTACAAAATTTTCCGAGTTTAATATACGCAGTTGATCAGTTATAATTGCTGACATTTTATCAAAGAC